GGCGTTTTTTGCCAACAATTTTGCCAATGAAGTCTGGGGGCTGCCGGTTGCCGAAGCCAGCGGATCGGTCGTTGCGACGGGTACGATCACGTTGACCGGTGCGCCGACAGCGGCGGGAACGATTTCGCTCTATATAGCTGGTGATGTTGTCCCGGTCAATGTTTCCACAACCGATACGCCGACGACGATCGCCGCAGCCGTCGTTGCCGCTATTGTCGCCGATCCAGATTTGCCAGTGACGGCCAGCGCGGCGGCTGGTGTGGTGACGCTGACTTCCCGGTTTAAAAGCGTCAACGCCAATGACATCACCATGCTGGTGAATTACTACGGCACGCAAGGCGGCGAGATTACTCCGCCGGGTTTGACGATTGCTTTTTCAGGAGGTCAGTTGTCGGGCGGCAGCGGCACGCCGTTGTTCACCAATGCGATTTCTAATCTCGGCGAAACGCCGTTCGAATACGTCGCGATGCCGTATACTGATTCGACTTCGCTGTTTGCGTGGAACGCGGAATTCAATTTCGGTGATACCGGTCGCTGGGGTTGGGAACGTGAATTGTTCGGGCATTGCCTGTCGGCCAAACGCGGCACCTATTCGGCACTCTTGACGTTTGGTGATACGCAGAACAGTCCGACGATGTCGATCATGTCGGTCGAAGTGCTGAGTCCATCGCCGGTCTTCGAATGGGCGGCGGCGTATACTGCCAAGGCACAGCGTGCGTTCATCAACGATCCGGCACGACCGCTGCAGGCGTTGACGCTGCAGAATATCAAGGCGGCACCGACCAATGCCCGTTTCCGGTTCAGCGAACTCAATGCGCTGGCCTCGAACGGCATGGCGATCCAGAAGATCGGTGGCGACAATCAGCCGATGATCGCCCGAGAACAAACCAACTATCAACTGAACATCTACGGCCAGCCAGACGATGCTTACGAAGTCATGACGACGCTGGCGACACTGGCCAAGCTGTTGCGTAACCAGAAAATCAATATTACCAACAAATTCCCGCGCCACAAGCTGGCTGATGACGGCACCAAGTTTGGACCGGGTCAGGCGATTGTAACACCCGGCATCATCAAGGCTGAGTTGATCAATCAGTATCAGCAGGACATGTATAATGGTCTGGTGGAAAATCTCAGCGCCTTTAAACGCAACCTGATTGTCGAGCGCGATCCTAACGATCCCAACCGGGTCAACGTGCTGTATCCACCCGATCTGATCAACCAACTGCGCATCTTTGCAGTGCTGGCGCAATTCAGACTGCAGTACGATCGCGGCATTGATACCCAGATCATTGGTCAGCCACAACCGCCGTTCAACGCAGCGTCGGGCAATCCATAAGGAGGATTAACACATGGCACAACGAGTTGCAGGCGTTGCTTTCTTGACGGTGGATGGCACGCAACTGGCGTTACGCGGAAACTTCACCGTATCACCATCGCCGGTCGAGCGCACCATGCTCGCCGGTCAAGACGGCGTTCACGGTTATCAGGAATTGCCGAGAGTCCCGTACATCGAAGGTGATGTCACCACGATGCCGGGATTTTTCTTGGAAGACTTGATCGCCGAAACCGATGTCACCGTGGTGGCGCAACTCGCCAACAACATGCAGTACATCTTGACCGGTGGTACCTGCAAAGGTGGCTTCGAAAACAACACCCGTGATGGACAGGTCAGGGTGAGGTGGGAAGGCATTACCTGTCAGGAGGTAAGCGTCTGATGAACGTGCAACGACGTGAAGGTTTCATCGATCCGCAACAGACAGAGTCGGATAAGCCGCCAACCAAAACCATTGAGGCGACGGCAGAAAAGCCGCATCGGGCCATGCCGCCGCCTGAGATCGATCCTTCGCCAGCGGAGGCAGATACAGCACGCGTGGCCGACGAATGGCCGATCACCATCAAGCTGCTTTACAAGCCGATCCGCAACAATCGTGGCGACATGATCAAGGAAGTTCAGATACGCGAACCGCGAGCAGGCGATATTGCCCGTTACGGCAACCCGATCCGCGTCAATCAGGATGGCGATGTTCTGATTGAGGAACGCAAGATGACCTACATGATTGCGGCGCTAGCGGGCGTGCTTGAACCATTTGTCGAAGACATGGACCCGCGCGATTGGGCCAGTTGCGCCTATCGGTTACGACGTTTTTTTCTTCCCGATCCAGCGGCTTGGTAGGTGGCGAATCAGAAATCATTCTCGACTGCTATCGCCTTGCGCGGTTTTTTCATTGCAGTCCTGATACGTTTCTGTCGCTGCCGTTGAGCGAAGTCTGGATGCATTTGAAATACGCCGATACACTTTCAAAAGCTGAACAGTCAGCGAGTGACGACTGATGGCAACGGAACAGGAAGAGCTAAGATTAACTGTCACGCTGGTTGATAATGCAAGCGCCAATCTTCGCGGGCTGAAGGAACAGATTCGCGATCTTGGTGAAGGTTCGTCGGTGCGCCACGTCGAGAAATTCAAGAAAGAACTTGAAGAGATAACCAAGTTTGTTGGTGATTTTTCGAAGACCGGCGAAGCGGCGTTCAAGGTATTAGGCGCATTTCGTGGCGGTCTGGTGGCGACTGCTGGCTCGCTAGCCTTGTTTGGATTTGAACTGCAGAGACAACTCAAGGATTTGAGCGAGTATGCTGGGAGATTGCAAAGCATCGGTCAACTTGGCAAAGAAATTGGAGTCCCCGGCGCCACTATCAAGAACATTTCGGAACAACTTGGTGTGTATAGAGTCCAAGCTGAGCAAGCGGAAGCTGCGATTACCAAATTTGCACAGCGGCAGGCTGAACTGATGCGTAATCCGTTTGCGCGCAAGCAAACTATTGAGGAAACCAAGCCCGAAGCAATTCCGCAAATGGAAGCCTATTACGCGCGGGTGAAAAACCTGACGGATGTCACTGATAAATTAAATGCTGTCCGTGAGGAAGGCGAACAAATCGAAAAGAACGCGTTGAAGCGCGGTGAACAGCCGCTGCAGGCAGCGGACGACAAGCGGTTGTTTTATCAACAGCAAGGTTATGATTTGCTGCTGGCTCGTGCTGGTGTACTGACAAAACTAACTGCCGAAGAACAAGCCGCCGACGCGAAACGAATTGAAAATGCCAGTAAATATTCAGAAAAGCTTGGCGAGGCGGAAAAACATTGGGAGCGTATTAAAGAGTTGATAAAAGACTCGTTCATTGGCGAGGATAGTGCTCTTATGGCGGGAGTAAAAAAACTGAACGAATTGCTGGGCACTATCGAGCAAGAGTTCAACAAGATTTCAGGGCTTAACAAAACGCTTCCCGCACCAGAGGGATTTTGGCAGCGTCTCAATCCTTTCAACCAGCGCAATATTGAGCGTGAGCAGCAGAATTGGAAAACATGGGAGCCAGAACAAAAAAAGAGTATGGATGAAAACACCGATCAGCTTAAAAAGCTGACGAGCTTGCTGGAGTTCGGTACGACAACGGGTGGTCCCGGCGGTGGTGGTGTCGTCAACGCCGCCTATACGACTGGTCCCGGTAGTAGCGGACCCGGATTAGCCGCACGTGGCGCGACGCCACGGAGTTTTCGTGACGCTGATGGCTATCACGTGCTTCCGAACGGTAGCGATGTTGGTCCGGGTACGGGCGCAGGTGCGGGTGAAACACCACCGGGTCCGATCAGTGGTGGTGGCGATGCCAACGATGCAATTCGCGCTACAGCCGCCAAAGCTGGTATGGACCCGGCGCATTGGAAGGCCATTGCCAGCATTGAAAGTGGTTTGAACCCGATGAGCAATATGAATCGGGGCACGCAGTACAAAGGTTTATTTCAGATCGGTTCACGCGGAGCCGGAAGCGAATGGGCACGCAAGGGCCACGGCAATATTTATAATGCGCGTGACAATGCAGAGGCTGCCGCTGCTTTGGCAGCGGAAAATAATGCTCGTTTCAGGGCGCTTAAAGGTCGTGATCCGACACCGGCTGAAACCTATCTGATGCATTTGCAGGGTTTTGGTTTTTACAAATCTGGCACACTTACTAATGTTGCAGGCAACCCATATCCCGGCATGCACGGGCCGCAAACTGCAGCATCGTTCGAAGCGGGATGGACTCGTGAAGTCGAGAGACGCGCGGCGCGATTTCGTTCACAAACTGCCGATGACGCAAATCGTTCGACTGCCGATCTGCCCGCCGCCGGACCAGCCACGTACTATGATGCCATGGGTCGCCCCATGGCGATGCCAACCGAGCAGCAATTGCTGGACAGCTATCGACGGCGACTGGATGGCAGCAACGGCGCCGCAACGAAAGTACATGGCACTGGCACGATTAACGTCAATGTTGACGCCCCGAAGAACACCAGTGTCGGGGCGGAAGGTGGTGGCCTGTTCAACCAAGTCGAGATCAATCGGCGTACCCAGATGGAGCCAGCACAAGCCGGTCCATCTGATAGCGAGGGGACGCAACAATGAGTGACATTTTTGAACTACCGTCGGTGTGGCGTGCGTCGCTGATGCCAGCCTCGTTCAACGGCGCGCAGTTTCACTGCGATAGTAATTCGTGGCAAAGCGGACGCCGGATCGTGCAGCATGAATTTCCGAAAAAGGATTTGCCCTATGCCGAGGACATGGGGCGTGCCTCTCGTGAGTTTTCCGTTCGGGGTTACTGCATCACCTATACGAGCGAAACCGGCGTTCCGCTTTATAGTCTGGATTATCGGAGAGCGCGCGATTTATTGATGCAGCAACTGGAAACGGGAGGTCCGGGCGTATTGCAGTTGCCGACCAAGCCCGCGCAAACCGTGGTCTGTCCGCGCTACCGAATGCAGGAAGATGCCCGGTACGGTGGCTTTTGCACGTTCGACATGTCATTTCAAGAATACGGACTTGACCCGTCGCTCAATCCTGCTGGCGCCGTTGCAACGGCTTCGCTAGTGGCGATAACGGCGCAAGCCGTACGTGATCAGGCGCTGCGAATTCTGGCACCGCCGAATGCATCGATAGGTACAGGACATCCATGAAGCGTTTAGAGGTCAATGACGCCGCGCCAATTCTTGATCGCATGCTGGTCTCGCTGCTGTCGTATGTGCCAGCGCAGGGGCCAAGTGGACTTGCGGCGCGTACGGCAATAAGCGATCTCCGGGTCGAAGGCAGACATGTTTGTGCCAATGATATACTGGGGCCACCACTCGACGATTGTTTCACGCAGGCGAAACTTGCGGGTATCACGTGGTCGCAGCTTGAGGCGGTTCGGCAATCGGTTGACGTGGAAACGCCAATAACGTTGGGCGGCGTGCGCGTCAAGAATGCGGGCGTCTATCTTTGTCTAGCGACGATCGCTGAAATCATCGCGGGTACGCAGTTCGTCAGTTGGCAGGATGTGATAGCAACCAAGACGGCGTTGCTGCCAGCCTTTCAGGATGCCGAGGAAATCGCCGCTGATGAGATGGATCAGGCGTCTTTTCAGGCATTGATCACGTTGCACGGCGCGTTGACCAATCATCTGGTGGCGACCGCGTTGCCGTTGCCACGCATGATCGGCTACCAGTTTTATCAGCCATTACCGACGCTGGTCATGGCCTATAAACTTTATGACGACGCTTCGCGATGCGACGAATTGCGCGCTGAAAACAATATCGTGCATCCGGCGTTCTGCCCGCTCGCTGGCGAAGCGTTGAGCGCGTGACATGCCGAAGCCTGCCGAAACTGCTGTGCTCACGGTTGCTGGAGCGCAATTTCAGGACTGGCAATCGGTCTGGGTGCAAAAGTCTTGGGGTGATGGTTTCACTTATTTTCGGTTCACCGCTGCAGAGCGTGACCCGATCTTCTTTGGCAAGAACACATTTCCGTTGGCGTCGAAGCTGCAGTTCAAACCCGGTGATAAATGTACGATCACGCTGGCGGGCACTCAAGTGGTCGATGGGTTTATCGAAACCCGTCAGGTCGCTTATGACGGCCAGCAACATGGGGTGATGCTGATTGGCAAGAGCATGACGGCTTGGGCGGCACGGTCCAGTGTTGACAGCAAGACCGGCAATTTCGACGGCAAGAACATCCAGCAGATTGCACAAGAAGTCGTCGCGCCTTATGGCGTTGGCATCAAGGTGATTGGCGCGCTCAATCTGAAACCGTTTAAGCGGTTGCAGAATGAACCGGGCGAACAGGTCTGGGATTTTATCGAACGGATCGCCCGATTTCGTGGTGCGCGTCTGGCTGCAGATTCTTTTGGCAACTTCCTTTTGATCGGTCAGCATTCCAATCCCGGATCGGGACAACTGGTCGAGGGCGTCAACATCAAAAGCTGTCAATGCACCATCACGATCAAGGAAGCTTTTCGCCTTTACGACGGGCGTTCACAGCAGAATGGGAGTGACTCCGTTAATGGTACCGCCGCAAGCGAACAGCATGTAGAGCTACCGGGAACGGTTACCGCGATTCCCAGCAAGCGAACCACGCCGGGTGAGACGCCCGATGATGATTTGCATGATCGTGTCAACACTGACAAAATTTGGCACGACAATTCGATCGTTCAAGCCAATATCATCGTGCCGGGTT